AGCTCTGTAGTCATTCTGCTCACCATCATGCTACCTCCCCTCCGAAAATGAAACCACCAATCATGAGCATCGCCATCACAGCTGCAAAACCAACCATGGTGAGCACAACCTCTCCATAGGTCACGGTCTCCTCGCAGATATAGCTGAAGGTCTCACTCTTGGTCTTGGCGAGCTTCTTGATTTCACACTTGAGGGTATTGATACCCTCCTCAACGCTGATGCCTGCAGGTCTCACCTGCGCATCACTAATTAAAATTGAATTCTGCATAATTGCCATCTTGTAAGCATTATAGGCCGACCTTGATGTATAGATACAATGGTGGCGGCCACATTCACCGTTGCTTACAAGATGGTAGCTTTCCCAGCGAAGGGCAAACGATATCTTACGGATCATGCAACCGCCATATTGAAAAGACCTTTTTCCCGCTGCCGGGAAAATGATACTTTATAGGCATAAAAAAAGCCCACGGCGTGAAGCCTAGGCGAAACAGTCGCCATCGCTGAGTAGATTACTACTATCTTGTAAGCGTTGGCAAAAGTACGAAGAATAATTGGAACCGCCAAAAAAAAAAGCGAGAAATTTTCATTCCTCGCTCAATTTTTTTATTTATATACCATATTTCTCTACTATTTCCACCATCTCTTTCTCCTCGATGACTCTGATATTAGCTCCTTTCTCATTGAGTTTTTTTATCTTTTCCATCTTGGAAGGTCCTGCTCCCTCACCTTTAACTACTATATTAGTCTTAGCCGAGATAGAGGAATTGATGTCAGCACCGCAGTCACGAAGTCTAAAAGCCAGCTTCTCTCTATCTGGGAAAGCCGTAAACACTCCAGTGATTACCACCTTCTGGTGGAAGAACGGATTGTCCTTGTTAGCAACATCTTCATCAGCTAATGGCTGTTTGACTTCTCCAGTCAGGCTCTTGTGAGCCTTATAGTCAGGCTTCTCATAATGATGATGTGTGACATCAATGCCTGCACCTTTCAGTACAATCTCAGCACAGGCAGTTGCATCTGCTAATGCGTCATGATGGTCGTGCATCTCAATTCCCATCAACTCACACATCTTCTTCAACGAATTATTACCAGGTAATAATCGCATGGTATCAATAATCTGATATCCTGGCATGTCAAGGTTGTAAACTTCAGCTAGTCTAGAAAGTATATTAGCTTCAGTACCCTCATTATGGCAAGCTATGCAACCACTCTGAGCGAAGCTTCTCAGAACTGGGAAAACGATATCCCACGTAGGTGCATTCTCCACCATCTCTTCTGTTATGCCATGCACGAATGTATTTCGCTCTGTGCGCTCATCAGGATATGGCTTAATTAAGCTATAGAACTTTTGCATGATTACACCATTTACTACTTGTACCATACCAACTGCGCATGCGCTAGTCAGCTCGGGTGTCATTGTCTCAAAGTCAATGGCAACAAAATTTATATTTTCTTTTTCCATAAGTTTGTTGTTTATATCAAGTGCAAAAATAGCAATAATATTTTAGACATTCAACCTCACTGACAAAGTATCTGCAGGGAATATGTTTTAGAGCATAAAATCGGGGTGAAATTGGGAATCATGAGGAATGAAAAGGAAAGAAAAGGAATGAAAAAGCCCCCGATGCGTCACGCACGGAGGGCTCAGAGATCTTTACTAAAATTCCTACATAATTATATGAAAACTGTGAGTGAACTAAATCACGGCAGTCTGCATTTCTTGTGAAATCTGACGCAGACAGTCCAAAATCTGCTGCTTGCGCTTCTGGCTAGGTTCATGCTTACCCATGGCATACTGGCGCATAAGTGATGCATTGACACCCGCCTTTTTCGCCACTCCGCTCATATTGAGGTATGAGTAGTAATCGAAGAACGAACCGATGTCAAACCGGAACACGAACTCCAGCTCAGGCATCTGCTTGCCCTCCTCTTCAAGAAGTTCCTTGATTTCCTTCTGCGCCACATACATATCCTCAATAGCTTGCTTGGCGGTATTACCATACCCCGCAAGTGCAAAGTCTGGAAGTTCTTCAACCATGAAGCAAGAGAAATTCTTCTCCTGCTTGCCTTTCTCTACCTGTATCGTTACTTTTGTTGCCATACTTTTAAACCAATTAAAAAGAGACCTTAAAACCAACCACTCCTTCCGTCTCAACGAACTTGGTCAACTAGAGAAAAATTGCCGGGCTTAAAGCCCGAGCAATCTTTCTAGAATACTGTCGTAAGTCTTTTTAGGGACTTCCCGACTGCCATGCCGTGGAACCGGACATTTGAGTCCTGTAATAGGACTATACCAAACGTCGTGATTTCCACCATGCCGAACAACGAAGCATCCCGCTCGGTTCAGCTGTCTAACTAGTTGACTAGTTTTCATCTTATGTAAGGAATTTAATTAATTAAAAGATCTCTTTGTCTGAAAGACGTTGCAAAGATAACAAAAAAGTTATGTTCTACCAAATAAAAAGATAACTTTTTTGTTATATCCAGTAAGATTTAACATTTTAGGCTTGAAAATTCCACAAAATTCCATGAAATTCTCTGTTTTTCCACGGATATTCAATAAAATTCCGTATATTTGCAACGGTTTTAGTAAATAATATATATTAAGGTATGGAAAGAAAAGAGTATATGAACTTGGAGAAGCGCGTAACACTTCTCCAAATGACGGTAAATATTCTCATTGCTATCTCTATTATTCATGGAATAGTGTTGATATTGCTGCAATCGCCCCATTTAAGTGTTCTGCTATCCACCCTATTAAAGCAATTAAAATAGAGACGATAACACTAATCTTAGCCCATTTAAAGCTTTGCTTTTGCAATATCAGGTTCTCATCCTCTTTAGATTTCTTCTGACGGTATGGGTATCCTTCAATGCTCTCCAGCATCATTCTGTCGTAAGTCTGCATATACTTCACACCCTTGTCTAGTATATGCCACATGCCCTCAGACTCCTCGATGTAGCCCTCGTTGGCCAATGGTGGAAGGAGGAACCTCAAGTCAACATCATCAAGCTGGTTGTCAACCAGCGAGCCCCAGAGCTGTGCACGTGATTTGTCGCCCTTGATGAGCTCACGGAGAATCAGGCGAGCCTGCCTGCAGGTCTCACTATCTTGTAATAATATCATTTATCAATATCAAATATATGTGAATAATAAGAAGTCCCCGGCACGGCTCTGTGTCGGGGACGATGTGTTAAATAAAGATAGCCTAAATAGCAAGGCTAAGCGAGCCAAATTTCTGAGCCATATCCTGCAAGGCACCTCTGAGAGTAACAAGCTCATCAGGAGTGAACTGCGATGCCTTTCCGTTGACTATGTTTCCGTTCATCTTATGTGCCAGCCAAGAGCGAGATTTGCCAAAGTAAGCCTTTGCGATGTAAGCCATGGAAACCATATTCGTAATCTCACCAAACTTCTCTGCCATGGTCAGTTCCTTGACCTTCTGCTCTGTGGTCTTAGCCATGTAGCCCACTGCCACGGCAAAAGCCTTAGGGTCTGACTCCTTGAGTGCATCCATCTGACGGCGAACCTCCGCCTTATCCTCTGCGGTCTTGGCAGCTCTGTTTTGTGCAGCCAAAGCCTTCACCTTATCAATCATCTCTGTATATTCCATAATCTTATATTTTTTAAGTTTAAAGGAATGAGTGCCCCCGAAGGGGCTTTCTCATTTCTTTTTGTTTTTAATTTTGTTTTCCAACTCTGCGATTTCTTTTTCTGCTACCCTCTTGAAGGTATCGGGGAACTCTTGCCAATACTCTAGGTAGAAAAGCAAATCGTCTTCATTTTCCTTGAGTTCCTTAGATTTTCGTCTTGCCATATACTATCTTTATTAACACGATGCAAAGGTACTAAACTTTTGTTGAATAACCAAATATTTTCGTGATTATTTTCAACATTTGTGTATTATTTAACATTTGGCTACGAAAAAGCCCCCGATGCGTCACGCACGGAGGGCTCAGAGATCTTTACTAAAATTCCTACATATTTATATGAAAACACAGCCTATGTCAGAACACGGCTGCCTGTAAATCATCCTTTAAATGTCCCCGGCACGGCTCTGTGTCGGGGACGGTTGTGTGAATAGATAACCCTATGCTAACTGCAAAGAGCTAATGCGTTGTCCAATCTCCTGGACGGCACGATTGAAAATATCTTTCTGCTCGGAATTGAGCGTGTAAACATGACCGCGAACCTTAGAGCCATTGAGACGCTGAGAGAGCCATGCTGCGCTTTTACCGAAGTAATTCTGAGCGATGTACCGAAGTGGCAACAACTTGTAATCATCCTCTGCAAGTTGCTCACGCAAAGCTAGAACTTCACTCTGAAGTTGCTCCATCTTTTGGTTGATGAAAACCTTTGCCTCCTCTTTGTCACTATCATCAGCATTTAATTTGATGTAGTTTAAAATTTCTGTTTTTCGAGCTTCGCTCTTTTCGTCTTCCTTGCCTGCAAGAGAAGCGTATTCCTTAAGTAAATCCGTATTATTATTCATATCTTTTATTTTTTAAATCCCCTCCCGAAGGAGGGGTAAGTTTTTACTTCTTTTTTCTTTTCTTAATCAGAACTGAAAGCTGGTCTAAAACGCTGTCTGTAAACTTCCAATAAGTTTCATCATCAATGTTGTAAGCCTTTCTCAGCCTGATGTAATCACTTAGCAGTTTCTTCTTAATTCTAATCTGCTTTTCTAGCTCTTCTTCATTCATCTGTTGAATTTTAAATTGTTAAACATCTAGTTATCTATTCACGATGCAAAGATACATAAAATTCTTTTAATAACCAAATGAAACATAAACTTTCTTTTATGATTAACTCATTTTTAACATTTCACCCCCATCAAACACGGTTTTTACCTCTTTTTCTCATCATTCTTGAATGATGTCAAACAATGTTATTACCTCTTTTACCCCGAAATGCAATGTAGGGGTTCGCTCGAAAACGGCTCGTTTCTTGTGGCAATTTCATGGAAATTGGCATAAGTAGCCGTTTTCGAGCGGGCAATCAATGGCAATTGATTGCAAAATTTGGGCATTTTGCACAAATTTTCCACGGTCATTTTTGCCAACTTGCTGAAAATCATGGATTTTTGAAAAGTTGATGCAAAAAAGGGCGTGCCTTGCTGTAAGCATAGCCCCCACCGCCCTACGCTCGGAGGCAATTGCCACGGCTGACTGGAGCGGTATATGTAAGGGATTTTTCATGTGGCAATTGCTCCGTTGCCCGACTGCCGTGCCGAATTGCCATCGCTCTCGCTATCTCTATCCCCTTCCCTTCATCCGCGGTTATCAGCAAGTTTGCAAGAAAGAGAAAGGGCAACGTGTTCCTATCACGTTGCCCATGGTGCCTATAGTCTGCCCTTGTCGTGATAGCTGTAGAATGCTCCATCTGTTACTATCACATGGTCCATAAAGAAGAGGCGCATGACTTGACAAGCCTTGGCTATCTGCTGTGTCAGCACATCGTCCGCCTTGCTTGGCTGCGTGTTGCCCGATGGGTGATTGTGCACAAATGCCATGATGGTTGCACCGCTCAAGACTGCCTCCCTCATGAGGATACGAATATCCACTGAAGTTTCAGTTATTCCTCCCTCGCTCAGTTTCACGCTCTTGATGAGTCTGAAATTTTGGTTCATCAATAAGACGTGTGCCTGCTCTACCTTGAGGTCTGCCATGTGCGGAAGCATGTAGTTGTATATGGCTAGACTGCTGCCCATGTCGGGCTTGCTGCCCAACTTCTCCACAGCCCTGCGCTTGCCTAGTTCCAAAGCTGCGAGTACTGCCAACGCCTTGCAGTCGCCTATTCCCTGCACTACCTGCATTTCGTCCATGGATAACTTTGCAAGGTTACTGAGGTTATTGTCTGCCATGTTCATCAGTTGCCTAGCCTGGCTTAGGCTTTCGGAGGTTCCTGCCCCTCTGTTGATTACCATGGATAACAATTCGGTGTTACTGAGTGAATCGAATCCGTAATTAGCTGCCTTGAACTCTGGGCGCTCGTCTGCTAGTATATCATTGTACTTCTTCATGTTACGCTACTTTATTATAGTTGTTGTTTGATTTCTTGATGATATTAACACCCTGTGGGAAACATCTCTTTGAGTGTGCAACTGCCTCATAAAAGCCTTCTGCCATCTCCTGCAACACGCCTCTGTTGCTTATTGGGTCGTGGTGAATGGTGCGAGCCAAAAAGATTTCTCTCTCCACATAAGCACCTGCCGCCTCCAACTTTCTTCTGAAGTCCTCGATGGTCTTGCCGCTAGTCAGCAGGTCGTCGAAAAGAATTACCTGCTTGCCCTTGAAGTACTCGCCATCTACTGAAACGTGATAAATGTCCTCGTTAACAACATGGCTGCCTCCGTTGTGGGTCGGTTTGCGCTCTCCGAAGATGTGAACGTGCTCGTTTGCGGTCTTGATGCCTGCTGCATTGAGGATGGCTGCAAGATAGCCGAATCGCTTGGTATATTTCCATTGTGTGCTGCATGGAGCAAAGACTACAACGAAATCCTCTAAGATACTGCTATACTGCTTTGTAAGATAGCGAACTAGCCACTCAGCGCAGAGGTGTACCGCCTTCTTGTCGCCTGCCTTGAAGTCGTAGACGAAGCGGTTGTTTGCCATCTGCTGTGCCTTGTCAACGCAAAGGTTGATGTAAGCGTTTGGAACGTACTCAAAAAAATAGTTCTGTCTCATATCGAAAAATTTTATAAAGTTTGAAATTGTATTCTGGTAATGTTTGGGAGCCCAGAGATTTTTTCCCACTCCTGCTGTGGAGTATTTTTTTTAATTGCATTCCGTTCAAAGCCCGGTGTGCCCTTTCGATTTTTCCTGTGCTTCACAATGCGCTGGCAGAGGCAAACAGGTGTGGGGTTCTGTGTTGACAAAAGGTAAAGGTTTAGTGTAACGTGAAGAACCTTTGGCTTTTGTTAACCCAGGTTCATACACAGGTTTGAATCGCCAGCAGCTAACTTTGCACAGGAAATTTCGGATGGGAACACATGACGGGCGGCGGAGAATGCAATAAAAAATGTACGGAACAGCATCAAACTCACCATCGGAGATACCGCTTTCTCACACACCAAGAAAGAAAAAAGGCTGCCTACTCTCACGAGCAAGCAGCCAAGGAATCATAGCATAAAAAAAACTTAAAGCAATAAATAAAAAAAGAACGAAATATTCTATCGAGGGTAATAGTTGCTCATGCCTCCCGTATAGAGGACGGTCTGAGGGAACTTATCCACGCCTATACAGACGGTATCGAAGGCATCGGAGAAGTCGGTACGGTTCTCCAGCCTGTCCTCGTCTGTCTCCACGAGCTTCTCTCCTCGCTTATCCTTGCCGTTGTTGTAACAGCCGGCACTCTCGATTGAGATGATCAGGTCCTCGTTATTGTCCTGGTTGATGAGAACCATGTGGCGCGCATGTCCCTTGAACATGCGGTCGATGAGCAACTGCTTCTCAAGATGGTTCATCGGCTTGCCGATGTAGACCTCTGTAACGAGCCAACCATTCCTTCGCAGCACCTTGGTGATAATCTGGTAGAACTTATCGTTGTGGGTTGCATATGAGTTTCCCACGAAGGTTGCATCGTAGTAGAAGATGACACGTTTGTTCTTGAGATACTTATAGTAGTCGCAGAAGTCCTGAGCGAGCTCAGGCAACTTCTTGTCATACTTGACATAGAATGAGTTGACGATGCGCAACTTGGTATCAGAACCCACCTGCCCGACTACGAGACAGTTGATGTTGTTGTTGGCATCGGAACCGATGATCAGCGGTAAACCGTCCTCCAGGTCGCCATCCATGCGGCAGTCCGGCTTGTCGTGCTTAGGGTCGAACTTATACTGCAGGTCATTGAGGAACCTGGTGTTCGGTGCCGTATAGAAGTTGCGATCCTCGTCAAGTCCGGAGTAGAAACCATCCTGTGCGATGCCGACATGCTGGCACATGATGCTCGTGAGGAAGGTCATCTTTGGCAGGTCTCGCTTCATCTGTCTGATGAAGTCCTCGCCCAAGACAGCCAGGTTCTGGATGCTGGAGCATCGAGAATAGACAAGTGCATAGGAGCGGAGAGAATCAAGAATCTTCTCATACTTCTGCACTTCCTTCATGTAGTAGTCATATCGTTCAGGGTGAGCAGCCAGCTTGTTGCGGATGCTGTGCAGATGCACCAGGACTGTCTCCATGGTTGCCACCAGCTCTTTGTCTTGCTTCTTCTCCCAGCTCATGAACCAGGAACCTTTTTTGGTCGCCGATGTATCTGAAGTAATTGTCAGACCATGGTGGAGACAGCAGTCACCGAACAACTGCTTGTTTCCACGGTTTGCCGGGAGCGTCTCATTGTTAAGCTGCTCCCAGTCGATGAATTTCGCCTCATCGATAAAAACATGGTCGAGTGAGAGGGAGTTGGAGGTACCGCTGCGGTCCTGAGAGATGATATTGAGGTAGCTGCCATTATAGAAGGCTACGGTATTCTCCCAGTTCATAGGCTGGAAGTGTGGTTCCTGCCAATGCAGCGCCTTCCACGGTTTTTTGCCAACGATGTAGTGGACGTCACGCTTGTAACCCCACTCCTCCAGGTGTACCAGAGCAGAGGGGAGAATGTTGGTCTGGCATCGCTTGACCGATGGCGCCACCATGCCCAGGCATGAGCCAGGCATGTGCTGGACCGCATAGAGGATGCGCCCTGCCTCCACGACACCTTTACCGGTGCCTCGACCCCATTCACAGACGAGTGTCTTGGGCATGAGCTGCAGGACGCGCGACTGCACGTCGTTGAAAAATAACTCCTTAGGTCTTGCTGTCATCATCTGGCGGAAGTTCTTCGAAGTCTGCATCCTCGATGTCCGGCATCGAGTAGCGCTTCTCCATTTTTTTGATTTTTGCACGAAGATTTGGAATCTTCTGCAAACCGATGACTGTCGGATCATCTGTCATGCGGAACTCAACAGGAACAATCTTGTCGAATGCCAGCTCTGGCTCATCAGGAGTATCGGTGCGGTTGTTCTTGATGCGGTTTTTCTGCATCACGGCAAGCGCCCGGAAGTCGCCGGCAGCCTTGGCAGCCTTGCGGTCCTCGTCTATCTCCTGGTTGACCTTCCATCGCCAGAACTCCTTAGAGGCGGCGTTGAGATTGCCGAGCATGACTTGGCAGAGATGTATATCATCGTATGCCTGTGTCTCGCTGACACCGAACATAGCCTTGTCCTGATCAACCATCTCCCTGACGGTAAAGCGTGGATAGCGCAGCCAGAAGGCATAGCAGCCACGCAGCCGCTCCACTCTCGCCTTGACGATAGCGGAGAGATGAAGATCCTGAAGTTCATCCTCGTTGAGAGGCATGTACTTCATGTAGTCATCAATATTGACTGGTAGACTCATATCTAACTGAGGTTAGCCATAATCTGCGAGAGTTGCGACATGATGGACTGGTAGGCTCCAGGAGAGCCAACCTTGGCGAGCGCTATATTATTGATGCGTAACTCGTTAGCGGTCTCCGCTAAACCTTTGAGGTAGCGGTGTCGATAGGGTGAGCGCGGCTCCTGCAGCTCCAACTGCATGGCCATGGCCTCGTCGGGAGGCAGTTCCATCATGATGGGCACTTCATCGACCGGTGTCATGGTCTTTGCCAGGTCATAGACCGTCTGTAGGTAAAGTTCACTCTCTTCCAGATAGGGGAATTGTTGTCGTATCATCCAGCAAATTATTTAACATGTTATTGAGATTGAGATAAACATCTCTGTCAGTCGTGATGAACGTGCACTCAGCACGGTCACCATAGGTCTGGTTCTGAGATGTTATCACAGAGACTAACCACTCGTTGTTAGCAACGAGCATGACCTTGGAGTGGTTGAGCGTCAGTTTAACTTCATCAAAAGCCTCTGTCATTAAGCGACTTAGCTTTAAAGTTTTGCTTGAAGCTTTAATGTCAGCAACCAAAACTGAGGAGTCAACCAACCCTCGCTTGCGAAGGTTGATGACTCCACAGAGGAAGGCATCGGATGTGGAGAAGGTGGTGACGGCAATGTGCGCTGCACCTGTCTGCTCCAGAATCCACCCCAACAATCCAAGGGTGTGAAGACCTTGGCCCAGGAAGACCTGCGAGCTACTCTGCTGAAGCGGCTTCAGGACTTGCTGTATCTGCTTCGCCCTCATCTGTAACCTCCTCTTCTGCACTCTCTGGCTGCTCCTTGCCATCGGCTGAAGCCTGCTGCTCCATGGTGATGCCAGCCTGCTGAAGCTTGGCGATGGTATCAGCGGTGATTTCAGCCTTGGCTGCAATCAAGAGCTGCACACGCTCATTGACCTTTGCTCGCAAGGC